TGGTTGATATTTAGGCAGACTTGCCGCAAAGTATGGAGTGTTTGGATTTGATACAGCACTTACTGAAGAAACTCCTCCCGCCCCTCCCCCTCCTAATCCTCCTGCTCCTCCTGCTCCTCCTAGTGCGCCATATATATTTCCCAAGCCCATGCCAGCACCAGCAATTGTGCTAGTAACGCCTTGGATCATTTGTGCTGGTGCTACATCAGCAGCATACCTAGCTCCGATTGCTTGTGTCTGTGCTGCAATCCTGTCTGCCGCCACTCGGTTTACAAAGTTCATGGCTTGTGCTTGCCAAGATGAGGCATAACTCATTCCCAAGTTTTGTAGTCCAAGTGATGTTTCACCGAATTGCCTTGCAAGTAATGCTTGAGGAGATTGGAAGCCAGAAATAGGTGCGGCACCTTCTGGAGCTTCGGTTGTTGTAGGAGCAAATCCAGCCCCTGCATATTCGGCCACATTGCGCATGATCTGCTGTTGAACATCTTTGGGGATTTGTCCCCCCATAAGTTGATTAGTAATTTGCATCGCCGTTTGTCTTTGGGCGGTAGCACCCCGCAAAAGCTGTTCTATGCCTCGCGCTCTGGCGGGGACTGTTTGTTGACTTGCTAGCTTTTCTGCTGACTTTGCGGCTTTCCCTGCGGCTTGCCCTTGTATAATACCACCAGCAACACTTCCGAGTGCGCCAACGCCAGCGGCAATTCCAACTACTGTAGCGATTCCAGAACCAAAAACATTAAACTGACTTCGCTCAGTGATTTTTCTGTAGTTGTATCTGTCTTCGATTGGAATGTAACTAGGCATATTAGTTTTCCTTGTTGCAACGCCAAACTTGGAGTTTGGGATGGTCTTTATCAATGTGAGGATTAAAATCTCGGCGCATTAAGGTTTCTGTGATTTCTACTGGGTCTGTCAAAGTAGTAACAAAACATGCCGCCCAAATCGTGTCTTCATGGGCATACACAAGTCGGCGTGTTCCTGCTTTGGTTATTCCAATATATGGTGCTTTGTATCTTTCAGCAGGAATGCCATGCGCCCATACAGAAACATCTCCTTGTAAAATAAAAAATGGTTGCGTGGTGAGATGTAACAACGATGTAAGCAAAGAATACTTTGGAATGAATATTTCTCTTGTATAAAGATTCGGAGTGAACCTGTGTGTTACCGGACACTCTGGCCCATCATACTTGATAAGCTCTGCTTCTAAAAGATTAAGAGGATCATTCGGGTCTTTGTAGTGCGGAACATCAGTAGGATTGATCCGGTTTGCAACCAATTCCATCGGCTTATGTTCTTGAATTTCTAGTGTCATATGGGCCAGCTTGGTTGAATAAAATAATCGTTGCTACTTGGGCTTCCAAAGTAATCGCCAATTAGATTTTCTGGTCTGCGGTAGTCTGCGATTCGCAATGGAGCGGCAGTAGGTATTTCATCGCCTTCCATTTCTTTCTCTTGTTCTTTGATCGCAATGTCAAGATTCTTTAAGAATTCTTCCGTCTTTCTGTTGTCGCGTGAGTTTAATGCAGCAACAGCACTTATCATCGCCTCCGAACAAAACTCAACTTGCTCTTGCCCGTCACTAAGTTCATAGAACTTTTTGGTGGCGTAGAGCGTAATTGCGTTTGCTGATTTTGGAATACGGAACCTTCTGAATGTAGGATTAACATCATTAGGCTGATATATGGATAGCAGCAAACTTGAGTCGCTGTCTGGGTTATATGCGTATACCCTTATTCTCCCTTGGGTTTTTGGTTTTGATACCGCACGGAGTGCCTTAAACCTAAGATTAGAAAGCCCCTTTGTTGGCGGCGTTACTGTTGTAACCTTGGCTATATGATAGGTTGAATATTCGTCCTGCGCTTCAAATGTAAGCGTTACTCCGACATCTCGGATATCTTCTGCCAATAAGGCGATTTGGTATGGTGCCGAATTATACTCTTGGTAGACTATGTGCTTGCCACCAATTTCTGTAATTAAAGCATGGCAGGATGATGCCCTGTTATAGAGCTTGTTCCCAGCAACAGCATTAAACCACTCGTCAGCAAGACTGGCTGAGTTCCCGTTGATCCAAGCAAGCCTGATTTGCTCGTACCGATTGGGTAGCGTGAAACAACGATCCGCGCAGCAGATTTCTACATACTCTGCCGTGGTATTCCACTCACGCTTATTCCAGAGTAATCTGCGGGCATCGTTAATGGCCTTTGCGGCGATTTCATTGGAACAAGTTCCAGAATCTCCGACAAAGCCCTTCACGACCTCCACCATCTCTTCGAGGGTGTCAGCCATTATCGTTAACGATATTTAGTGAGGGCCACCGACCTTGCTGACTGGTTTGCCAGAGGTAGGAAGTGGCTTGGAAGAATACGGGTTTTTGGTATTCTTGTTGAGGTTTTGGTTGCCCATTGCTTCGCTGATGCGTGGCTGAGAAGAAACTCCGCTAGAGCGAAAGCTAGGATTTGTTCCAGTTAGTGGTGTCATATTATTTATTTTTTGATGGCTTTGGTGTTATCACGGAGTATAGACCGCCATCCAATCAATACTTGTGATTTGTGAAATATTGTTTTCTACACGGATTCCAAAAGATGTTGTTGTTTTGCTGCCAGTATTTAGTGAAAACAAAGGCGTTGCTGCGGTTCCTATTGTTACTCCGCATACTGGAACTATTGATACTCCATAGGTGGTATCTGGCAATGCATCGAATGTCACTGTTTGAACAGAATCTGCGGCAGGAACGGCGTTTATAGTTCCATATCTGACAATTATTTGTGCTTCCTTAAGAGCATCAACTTGACTAATTAAAGAATCAAGTTCTTCATTGATGTTTTGAATTTCTTGAGGCGTAACATCTCCAAGGCCCGGAACATTAATGGTTCCATTAGAAAGAACTTCATCAATAAATTCTTGCAGGATTTCTGTCCAATTTCCAGTTGGACAAAAATCATCTGGAACAGATGGAAAAATAATTTGTGGCGATGAGTCTTGGTTGTCCATTACGCAATAGAGTAGTTCCAATATTCTTCTTGGCAACAAAAATCTGGGCATTCTAAGCCTTCTTCTTCATTCGGGCAGTCTCCGATTGGGCTATCATTGTTATTTTTGATGTTTGCCATCAGCCTCAATCTATCAACAGTTGCATTTCCATTTAGATTAACCTTAACTTGGAATTCGCTTCCCTCCACTGCTGGTATGTTTGTTAAATTATTGCATTCATATGGATCAGGAGTGTTGAACTTATATCTTTTGTAAAGATTCCCGCCTCTTCGCGGAGTGCAGTCTTGAACTACTGGTGAGCATGGCGGGCATCCATATGTGCTGGACTGCTTCACCTCGCTCCAACAAGGATTGGAGTCTGCTCGGAATTTCACAGAGCTTGTCACCTCACCAGAAATTTCTGACAACCACATTTCTCCACCTGTAATCCTTTTGCGAAGGAATATATTCGTAGCCCTGCTTCCACCAAAATTATACTTTCCTGTGATAAAAAAGGAATCAATTTGGCTTGTTCCATTCGGCCCATAGTCAGCCGTGCGAGAATTGGTAACCTCGTAAAGCCTGTTCGCATTGTCTTTATCATAAGAAAAAACGAATCCTCTTTGCTCTTTATTAATGTTTGCTGACAGCAGTTGGCTTGGTCTAACCCCAGTCCACAATCCATTCCATCTAAATGATAGCTGTGCATCTGGACTTGGAGAAGAGCCTTGATCAAGGTCTAAAACTACCATTCCTCTGTGATACCTATGCAGTCCAGTTACACCATTGCTTGCTTGAGTGCTTTTAGTTTGCGGAGCAACTGTGTTGATCAAATAATTGTTGATATACATCGTGCTGGCAAACTGCTTTAGCCAAGCCGTGTCACGCGAGACCCACTTGTTTACATCTCGCGAAAGTTTTCTCATTGAGAAGTAGCGATAGAACTCTGTTTGGCTATTGGAATAGAATGCCCATCCGTCATGCGAACGGAACCACAATTCGCTATTCACAGTAGTAAGATATGGGCTGGCGCATCCCCTGCCAAGGAGAGAAACCCTCTGGATGTTTGATTCGTTCCATTGAGACCTTGGTATGCTGACATCCATTGAAAATGCTCCGTTGGTGCATAAAATAACTAACGCGCCTTGCCCGCGAAGGTTGTCTCCCAAGTCTGGCATTACCTTCATTCCTGTAATATCTCCCATCATCGCGGGAGTTGAAAACGAACCGCCTTCTGCCCAGTATCCGATCTCTGTAAAGTTCTCAGTATTTAGCGTATTGGTAAATCCATTTCCGTAGATAATGTCTGATGCATAAATGCGGTTGAATCGGTCGCTCACGAATACTCGCCCAAAGGCATATTCCATGATCGTTCCAATCGGCATCTTTTTTAAAAATGGATTGAGTCGGTATGGAGGCACTGATAGGTCGCCTCCCCAACTAATCGCATTCTGGTATCCATTCTGGATGTAAAGCCGATCCTCTGCCTGCACAAACCATGTATGCATCATGTCTGGATCGTTTCCACCAATCAGGTAGTATGCATATGCAAGATTGTTTACAATTTTAAGAAAGTAAATTTTGCCAGATACAGAAATTACCAATCCATCGTTAGATTCATACTTTGTCTTGCGATATGCATATGCGCCTTGGAAGTTCCCCTTCTGAATATCGTTAACGATATTTGCTGACTGGTCTTCCCCCGCAACTATCTGGAGATTCCGGATACTTGGACGGGTTCTGTTGATCCCTCCGCGAAATGTTCTGTTGACCGACTCGGCTACATAGAACTCTGGCAAATATGAAGGATGAGTATCGGCGTCTTGCGCTACGATACTTGTGAATCCATCAAATACTGATCCATCTGCTGGCATTACGGCTGCAATCTGTTTCTTTGGTCAGCCCAACCCCAAATATCCCAACTTATGTTTCCAGCAGATGGAGACATGATTGCTCCAATCTGTCTGTTTGTATTAGTAAGCAGCATTTCATTATTTTGACCAATTTCAATAAAGTTTATATTGCTATACATTGATGAAATATATTCAGTGCTTGTTGGGATATTATCCATTGGATATGATGTAAGTGCTTGATCTGGATCGTAAAATGAAACATATTTGGACGTGGCAACTTGATACAATGCTCTAATAAATGGTTGAACTTTGATTCCGCTTGGAACATATAAACTTATAAGTGTTCCAGTTGTTGCTATTGATTGCGCCCTTGTGCTTGCAGATTTGAATGGTGTTTTAAGAAGGAACCTGTCTCCGTTTTGAAAGAACCTTTCAATATTTCCAGCCGCATCTGTAATTATAGAACCAATTCTGCGGTAGTATTGGTTATATCCGGCAGGAAGGCTTGCCAGTGCTATAGTTGGATTTGCGTGAAATCCTATATCAACTCCAGATGCCCCTGCGATTATCAATACATGGAGTGTTGCATTTGGCCCCGGAGAAGGCGTTCCGCCAAGAAGTCCCGGTTGACCAGTTCCAGCGACAAACGCGCCAGTTTCAGATTTTGTAATAGTAGAAGAAAGGACAATGTTTTCCGAAGAAGAAGAGTCCCTACACTCACCAGAAGATACATCAATTGATGTATTTGGATTTGTAATATTGTTTGAAAGGATTAATCCATAAATATGTCCTGATGGAAATGGATTTGATGAACTAGAAGTTACAAATGCGGGTGTCGATCCAACTATTTTAAGGATATCATTCGAGGTCCCGCTAATCGCTTGTAGATTTCCAGAGTTGTCGCGGATGAATACAGACCCATTTCCTGCTGGCAATAGCGAGTTGAGCGTATTAATCCTCCAGTTAGAGCCGTCCCAATATGCCAAAAAGTTGTTTCCTACATTCGTTGGATCCCATTTTTTGACTGTTCCGTCACTCAACATGACAATAACATTAGGAACATTGTCAGGTGTGTGTGTTTGTAGTGATGACAATTGAAATGGCTCAGAAGAAGAACCATTAACAAATTTAATTCCACTGGCAGTGTAGGACAAAACGGAACCCGCATTGCCGCCTTTCCAATTTAAAGTGCCATCATTCTCTGCTGCAAGAATCGCTGGAGTTGGGTTTGTAGGTATTGTTCTTTGGCATGAAGCCGAATCTTCAACTACAATTCTTTTCCCGTCATTTGTAGAACCAAGAGGTTCACAAAAAAATGGAAATGGGGGTTCGCAAGGAGGAGTGGGTTCGCAAGGCATATTATACAACTATTCTTAGTTCTCCAGTTGATGTTTTGTAGATGGAATTTACAGCCAACCCCCCCGCGATAGCAGCGGCATTGTTGGCATATGTAGGCAGGATGCTTCCTGTTTTTGTTACGGCATTTTGTAGAGTTGTTACGGCTTGATCAGCAGATTCTTTTGCGCTTTGCGCGTTAGCGTAAGCAGACTGGGATGAACTATATGCAAACCTTGCGTATTCAATTACATCTGTGCAGCAATCATTATTTGTAGTTGGGTATCCGCTTGGCCCGCATCCGCAATCATTATTTTGGCAACTCATGTTTTTTTAGAATAGGTTTAGTATTTAGGTTTGCAAGAAATATTTCATAGAAGTTTTTGTATCTCCTTTAAGAAGGCTTTGTGTGCATCTGGAGAACAATCATCTTTCCTGCCATTAGGGATAGCGACATTTGCATGTCTCGTAATGTTCTGAACTTGTATTTTGAACTGCTTTAGTATTGGTAAAAGATACTCAGCCGCAGATTCAATAGCCTCTTTGGAAAGTGCGGTCTTATATGTGTCTCCGTCCCATGCTAGCCCAACGCTAAAAGAATTTGTGTCTTTTTGCCCTTTCCACTCAGACCTCCCAGCATGCCATGTTCTTTGCGTTGGCTTTGCAAGAACAGTTCTTTTGCCGTCTCTTGCAACAATGCAATGGTAGCTAACTTGACTCTTAGGGTCACAGCACCATTCTATACTTCCATTGTAGCTTCCAGATGTATGGTGCAAAACGACGATGGATGGAACAATCGCCGTTTTACTGACATTCGGTGTCTGCCGATATGTCTCTGGGAACATAAGGATTATTTTCCTTTGCGGAGGACGTTGATCGCCCCGACCAGACCCAACCCGACCGCCACAATATGGTTCTGGAGTTCTGGTTCAAGCTGCACACCCAAGGCAGTGGCTACCAATATTAGCCCGCGCCATGTCGAATTCTCTGCCAGCCGATCCAATAGAATATTCAATATTTTCATCTTTTGTCTTTCATTGTTTTGCTAAAGTGTTCCCAAGCATATTTTGTGTTTGGGTTTACTTTTGCGGTTTGTGTCTGGTAGGGAGAATAACTAATCGAAAGCCTAAGTGAGCCAAGTTTTCCTTGGTGTTCGCCACTTGGAGGAATTGGTATTGTTATACAAGAGGTGAGTAAACTAATTGCAATTATCGTCAACGATAACCTCATAGCGTTTCAAGTTTGCGTTCAATGCGATCCAGAATGCTCATGTTTCTGCCAATCGTTTGATTAGAAATTGAAAGAACTTCCAGCATTTCTTTGTTTGCTGTTTTAAGGTGCGTATTAAACTCGTCCTGAACTGTATCCATTTTCTTTTCCATCTTATCCAACCTTGTAGTAAAATATCGAAATAGCATAACCACCGCAGTAATGCCTATACAGAGCAATGCCACAAACATCCAACGATCTGTTTGCTGCGCGATTAGGGTAATAGTATTAAGGTGGTCAGACATTATTGCGTCCAAGTTGAATTGCATATTGTGAACCGAATGATTCAGATGAATATTCCCAATCTCCATCGTTATACTTTTGACCAATCAAATCATCGTCAGGAACAAGATTGTTAATTGTGTAGCAATCTTCGATGGTTATATCGTGACTGCTGAAAGCAATTAAACGATTTGATTGAGAATCAATGATGCCAAATGACATATTAAGATAATTTTATTATTTCTATAAATGGAATATATCCAGTCGAAGCTACTGTTGAACCATTTCCTGTTGCTTCACGATACCAAGAAGCGGTTATCCAGACAGGTTGCCCAACTACATTTATTGTAGTCGTTCCGCAATACATTGCTGTATCTGCTGTTCCAGCATTTGCTGCGGTTCTGCATTGAACCAAATACTGATAAACGCTGGGTGCCGTTGTAACAGATGTGAAATTTTGCAATATTGCAATTCTTAAAAATCTATCGTAGTTATAATTGTCACAATTCAATTTGACATTTATTTGATAAACGCCATTTGAGTCGATTCGGATTTTAGAATACCCTTGAGTTGTATCGTGCGTGAAAATTCCTCCGTTATTATAAATAACACTATTAAAAACAAAGAAATTCTCTTGACTGTTTACTATTGTTTGCGAGGTGCCTTGCTGTACGCGGATTGCACTTGTTGATACATCTGCACCAGTCGCACCAGTTGCACCGACATTGCCTTGTGGTCCGGTTGCTCCAGTCGCTCCCACATTTCCAGCCACTCCAGTAGCACCAGTTGCCCCAATCTCCCCAACGCCAGTTGCTCCGGTATTCCCCTGAACTCCTGTCGCACCTTGATCCCCCGCCGCTCCCGTAGCACCAATGTCTCCCGCGATACCTGTAGCACCTGTTTCTCCAATTGCCCCAGTTGCACCCGTGCTTCCTGTGTTGCCAGCAATGCCCGTTGCTCCAGCTTCGCCTTGGATTCCTGTAGCACCAGTCAATCCAGTTGCTCCATCATTGCCCACAACGCCCGTGGCACCCTGTAGCCCAGTTGCACCAATATCGCCAGCACTACCAGTCGCGCCTGTTGCTCCAATCGCGCCTTCTGGACCCGTTGCCCCAGTAGCACCAGTATCTCCTGCGATGCCTGTGGCACCATCGTTGCCAGCAATACCAGTTGCTCCAATGTCACCCTGTATTCCTGTTGCACCCGTAGCCCCATCTGATCCAGCAACGCCAGTTGCACCCACGCTCCCTTCTGCGCCTGTTGCTCCTTGCGGTCCCGTTGCGCCGACATCACCCGCAATACCAGTTGCTCCTGTTGCACCAATCTGTCCTTCTGCACCAGTCGCGCCTGTGAATCCAGTTGCCCCAACGCTACCCGTTGCACCGACATTGCCCTGTGCGCCTGTGGCACCCTGATTTCCTGCGGAAATTACAATAAACAGAACATCTTTGTTGTTGGGAAAATTTGTGGTTCCAGTTCCGCCACTTGAAACTAAAGATACAGGAATTTCTACATATCCAGTTTGTAGCGTAGGATTAGATGTGACCAACCATTTTTGGAAATTATTGCTTTCTGCGGCATCCTGAATAATGAATGTGTCGTTTGCCTTAATTAAGGCGAGGAAAACATCAATATCGTATCCATCTTTATCGATATGCGAAACATTGATTTGCGTTGAACTAATTTGCGTTGAATTGTTCCACAATAGATAAGTAATATCTGGATCACCACTTGTTGCAGTCGTTTTCGCTTTGTAATCGTAAAAGCTACTTGACTGCCCCTGCGGACCAACTGGACCAGTTGCGCCAGTTAAACCAGTTGCACCTTCCGCTCCAGTTGCCCCTGCGCCTGTAGCACCTGTGAGTCCTGTTGCTCCAGTTTCTCCAATAACGCCAGTCGCTCCAATATTTCCATCTGCGCCCGTGGATCCTGTTGCTCCTACATTGCCATCAATTCCTGTTGCACCTTGTAACCCCGTGGCACCAGCATCACCCTGCGCCCCTGTTGCTCCCGGATTCCCATTCGCACCCGTTGCGCCAGTAGCTCCGCTGCCCGTGGCACCAGTTAGCCCCGTGGCACCAGTTGGTCCACCAGACGGCCCAGTTGCTCCTTGCGGACCAGCGATCAACGCATTTATGCTGCGGAAACTTAAATTTAAAGTATCGAAAGAAATCGAATTCGTTCCTGCTGCGCCGCCAGCATTTTGTCTGGCTTTAATTTGAATTGTGTTAGATTGATTTGCAGGAAGTGAAAAAATACCAGAAATAGTTAGTTCTCTTGCAGTAGTAGTAAAATCTGAACTTCTAACTGTGGTGAACAATCCAACAATTGGATCAACGCCATTTAAAGAAAGACCAATGTCGATGCCGTTGCCAGTTCCCTCGCCTTTTTCGCAACCGATTGTTGCGATAAATTCATAAAATACAACATTCGGTTTAGATATGACTGTAAATGTTCCTGATGCTTGAGAAACATCAGAAGACAATTCGCCAGAAACCAACGCAGCAGACGAAACATTAACCCAAGGCAGCGCACCCGTTCCAGTTCCAAGAGTAATGTTGGTTGCTGGGGTGTTAAGGAAATATTCTCCATAAATTAGTTCTGCTCCAGCAGGAAGAACTCCACTTGCTCCTGTGGCACCTGTGTTTCCAGCCGCGCCAGTCGCCCCTGTCGCGCCAATATTGCCAGCAGCACCCGTTGCGCCAGTAGCTCCCGCATTTCCATCCGCGCCTGTTGCTCCCGCGTTTCCAACCGCGCCCGTTGCACCTGTTGCTCCAATGTCACCCGCAACGCCAGTTGCTCCAGTAGCTCCAACATTGCCAGCATTTCCCGTAGCTCCAGTTGCACCTACATTACCTTGAGAACCCGTAGCTCCAGTAGCACCAATATTTCCCTGAATTCCTGTCGCGCCCGTGGCTCCAGCCAGACCAGTTGCTCCAGTAAATCCTGTAGCTCCACTCAAGCCTGTGGCACCAGATAGCCCAGTTGCGCCGCTGCCAGTAGCACCTTGCGGGCCAGTTGCTCCTTGTAGTCCAGTTGCGCCTAAGACGCCTGTTGAACTACCGCCAACAAAGTCGAGTTTGCCAGTGAACGGATTGAATGTGAGTCCCATATTAGGAGATTGTTACATTAACGAGTCTTTCGTCGTTGGTTGTGGGGGGTTGAACAGAGTAGGTAAGGGTAAGTGTGGCAACTGGATTTCCACCACTTGAAAATACTACAGTTTCAATGTTATTGGTTGCCCCGTAGTATGTGATGTCAATCTCGTCGTATTCTGGGATTTGGAACCCTTGGATTGCATTGAGTTGCTGAAGGATTCCCCAGTTCTGCACATCAGGTGTGCTTTCCTTAAAGCAGTTTTCGCTTAGTGCCATAATTTTAAATTGTATGTGCGGTGGAGGATTGAACTCCCTCGTGGGTTATCGTTACCGATAATTAGGGGGCCAAGACTTCAGCAATGATGTCATTGAGTTGCTCCCATTGCTGCGGTTCAGTAAGCTGGACAAAGCATTGCTGTGTAATGTAGCCAGTATTTCCTAGATACTCATTCAGTGCTTGATAGAACTGATAGGCTTGCTCGGAAGAATTCATAGCTGAATAACATCCAAGCGTAACTGGGGTATATCCACTTACCAATCCAGAGATGGTGAGTAGAATGTTATATGTCCAATTTGCTGGTGGTGTGTCTGTGAAACAAGCCATAGATTTGTTCTGGTTTGGGCGGGAGATTTTGTGCCTCCCGCCCGATTGGATTAATAGTAGATGCCAACGACATACGCGTTGACATACAGCGCACCAACGCGACCAGCGGTATCGGCTCCATTGGCGACATTAGGGCCAGCATTCACATAGGTGAAGGTGTCCGAGTCAACCACTGTGACAACAGCGTCCACATCGTTGAAGGATGTGTCAGTCATGCTGGCAATCGTGATCGTGTCTCCAGTGGTGAACCCGTGCGCGGCGGCGGTGTTGATTGTGGCAACACCATTCGTGCGGGAGCGGGAGGCTGTGGCTTGACCCTCACCTACTGTAGACTTGAGGAGACGGAGCTTCCGTGTTCCGGTGATCGTGCGGGGATTCGCAACGAGCGTCATCGGATTGAAGGTGTCTTCATTGTCCAAAGCATCGGTAATGGTCAACGATGAGGTGATGTTTTCACCAGTTGTTCCAGTATCAGCCACAACAATCGGGTCGATAGCAGTGGTGCCGCGCGCGTAAGCGATTTCGAGGACAATACTAGTCGGGAAAAACTTGGTGTCCTGATCATTCAGAACAAGCAAGTCTGCGTTTCCAGTGGCGAGCATGTTTACCGGAGTGGGACCAAACAGGTTCACTCGGTCATAAGCAAGAGGTCTACGATTTGACATATTATTAGGTATTTAAGTTTTGGTTGCGGGGGAGGGTCAGTTTTAACCCTCCCCCATTGTTATTAAGGAACAACGATGTCACCAACTCCAGCGCAGGAATAGCAGTCTGCCGTATCTGCGGGCGGGGTGTAGTCATTGAGTTCGCAGCAGGAACCATAGAGGTTCTTGGTCTTTGGCAAGCGATGCAGGAAGACATGGATCAGAGTCGGGTCTTTCACCTGTGCCGCGAGACGGAACTGGGCCTGATAGAAGCCCGATTTGCGCCAGCGGTTGCATTCCCAATCAGGGTTTTTCCAGTCCCAATCACCAGCATAGTTCTGGGTCATTTGTTGGGCCTGTCCATAACCAGTCGAGGAAGGCATCGTCCATTTGACCATCGCCTTGTTGACCATCGCAACAGAGATTGCGAAGTCGGCATTCTGATAGTCTTTGTTCGGGATGTAGCTGCATCCGTTTTCCTGCACAATTTTGACATAGCGAGGAACTCGAACGAGACGCGCCCAAGTTGTGGGATCGCCAGCCGAAAACGCGGACGCAGGCTGATTAGGAGCCTTGTTGAAGCGGGCGGCGTTGATGTCGTATCCGAAGGCATAATCACCGATAACGCGATTGACTCCCAAGCGGAGGCTGGAGAGGCGGGCGTCGAAGTCGGTGTTAGCATCCCAGTAGCCGTTATTGCGCTTGGCTTGGAAGTAAAGCGCACGACCAACGCGCGGATCGGGGATCACGATGTCGAGAAGCTGCATGCCAGTCGCCTCGTTGATGTCGAGTCGGAAGGCATCGTCTTCGTTCTGAAGATCAATAAGCGCATCGTCCAACATGTCGAGGCTGAGATAAGCGATCTTGCCAAGGTCGGCAGGAGCAACTTTCACTCGGACTTCGCAGAGGTTGTAACCGCTGTCGTTATTGGCATTATGCTCAGGAAGGAACCATGCTTGGTCATCAAGAAGACCACAGTAGACTCCATCATCGGTTGTAAGGCCAACCCACTTGTGACCAGCCTGACCAATGTAATTGGCGCGAAGGAACTCTTCGTGGACATTCTGGGTGATGCGGGCATTTGACTCCTCAAACTGGAGAATCTCTTCGGCGGGGAAGAGGCGATAGAGAAGGCTCTCAACGCAAATCCAGTCGGTGGTCATTTCCTTACGAAGCAACTCGAAAGTGTAGCTTTCGGTACCCGGCCTCTGGATGACTTCGGGGGCCGAGTCACAAGAATCGGTGTTGCAGTAGGTGTCGTTAATCTTGCGGAAGGGGGTGCAAGGATCGTAGAATCCACGACCAAAGCGGAAAGCCTTCTGCTCGGTGGTGTGATTGAGGGGCCAAGGTTGCTCCTCGAAACGCTTGAAGTAAACGCTGGAAGTGACGAGTTTTTTCACATACAGGTCATTAAAGTATTCACGACCTTCGCGAAAAAAGGAGTCAATCTCAGCACAGCTATTGAAATAGAGTTGATCTGACATTTGATTGATTAGTTAGTTGTTGTTGTTAGTTATCTCGCCCAACAATTCACAGAGGAATGCCAAGCGAGTGCTTGTTTCCTCTGCTGGAATCAACCCAGAGTGCCTTTCGGCTCAGTCCAGTTATCGTTTGTTTGCGAGATCGATGACTCGCCAGTCTGGGTGCGACTGAATCCCTAATTGCTCACGCTTTCGGATTTCCCTTTTGATGCAAAATATCTGTCTTTAATATTGTGTCAAACTTTTTTTTCAAAAAAATAAAAAGGGGGATGGTTTTGTTCCATCCCCCTTTCAGCTTGGCTTGGATTTAGGGCTATGCGTTTACAAGATTGCGGCTTGCTGGCGAGAACTTCGACAGCTTTGCCGCCAGTCCCTCCGATATGCTCATCCTGCGTTGCTGAGACTCGTTTGGCTTCGGATTGCTATCTACACGCGATGCTCCTTTTAGAGACTTAATGTAGGAGTCTTTTTCCTTCACCATTTCTTGTAACGCCTTAACCTGTGCTTGCAATTTCTTGTATGCACGACCTTGGTTAATAAGTCGGTTCATCTCATCAACTGATGCTTCTTCGTCAGATTGCTGTGTTGCTGAAAGTGCAATAGCATCGTCGCGACTCGTATCGTATACGATACCTTTTTCTTTCATGTATGCAGCAATGTCATCAGCGATTGATGACTCTTGATCGACAGCTTCAGCTTGCTTCTTAAAACTATCCCGCCATGTATTGATATACTGACTACGGGCTTCTTGCGCCTTGCGCTTTGCCTGCGCCTCTATCTCTTGTTTTGTTTGATTATGGCTTATGAGCGCATTTGCTTCTTTCTTCAAAGACTCTTCATACTCAATAAACGCAGAATTGAATTGAGTTCTTTCATAATCATCCAATGCACGACCAATTTCCCTAATGAGTTCTTTTTTTGCATTAGTCGCCAACTTTCTGCCTTCTTCATTTGTTGCAGAATAAATTGCCATGTTTGCCTGAACCGCTCGTCCAAAAATATCAAGAAGTTCATTATCGTGAGAAACAATCTCTCTTGCTTGATTAAAAAACTTTACCTTCGGCTCAACATATTGTTTCTGAAAGTCTGGATTCACTGTCAGATCATAGAAATCAAGTTTGCCGCGTAGTTCTTGAATTTCCCTTGATAGGTTTTGTTCCAGTTCAACCTTCGCTTCGTTTGCCTTATTTAACTGTTCTTGGTAGTGGTTGGCTTCTGCCGTTGTTTCACTGTTCTTAACAAGTTTCTCCAACTCTTCAATTTTGGTGGTATACTTGGGAATCTCTTCGCTCTTGAACCTTTCCAATTCATCTTTGAGTCGTTTGTTTTCCTCAATCTGTTTTTGAACGAATCCAGATTTCTTTTTCTCTATTTGTATGAGAGGCTTTTTTTCTTCGTTATCGTTAACGATAGCTTCCTCTTCTGTATCAGCAGGCGCGACTTCCTCTTGCCTTCCAAGCATTGGATCGCCAACATTTTTTGCGCTTGGAATGCCAGCTTCAGTTTGTTTCTGAGTAAACTTCGCAATGAAGTCTGCTGTGTTTCCTTTGATGGGAACCGCTTTGGATTTTAGATCGTTAATGATCTCCTCTGTTTCGTTTTTGGTATCGCTCATAATTCTTGTAGATCGGGATCGGTAATTGACTCCTCGGTGGTTGTGATTTGTTTTTTACTCTTTTTCAGTGGCTGGGCGGGAGTGTCCTCTCCTATGGTAGAGATACGATTGAGCGCATCACGAATTGTATCTATACCGCTTGATGGCTGAGATGTCAGCAATAGGTAGGCTTGGAGTGCGTTCCAATCCTCATGGTTTGCAATGGATGAGCAAAGGCTTTTTACTTTATTTATATTCATGTGGTTTTTTGAGGCGGGGTTTCCTCCAACTCAATTTCTTCTTCAACTTCGTTTTCAACCTCTTCTTCGGCTTCTTCTTCAACCTCTTTTTCTTCCACTTCTTGAGGCTTTTGCATGGGCTGGGATTTTGCCAATATTTTTTGAATCTCAGCCCGACCTTTTGCTTTCTGAACTGCCAGTTGACTGATGCCTTGTTCTGTTCTCTGTTCGGTGCGTTGAGCGTGGCTGGTAGCAGCCTTGCCAATAGAGATGTCTGCCAGCTTTTGCTTGGTATCAATCTCGATGCCAGACTTCGCGGCAAGGTATTGTAACTTGATATCTTCTTCGGACATTTTCTGTCCTTGCTGACCTTGATCGCTTTGAAGCATCTCTTGGTAAACAGACTTGATTTCGTCTCCAAGTTTGGCTGCTTGCCCCATTCCTTGCATGAACTGTTTAAGGAAATCTTTCTTGGTCTGGTCTTGTGAAATGTAATCCACATGCGCCATGATGTGACCGCCTTTGAATTCAATAGAACGAACAACCTTGGCAAGTTCGTTGAGGTCTGCCGCCCCTGCCTGAATAGCCTGCATGTTTACCTGAATCTGCAACATCAGGTCTGCAAAGTGACCCTGTGCATGCTCAATGTGAGGATCGTTGGGCAGCACAGGGAAATTCTGAGGATTGACAAACACATCGGTCATGCCTGCATTCTCGAAACCAATAATTCTATTGGTATTGTCAATCTTGCTCATCTTAAACTCGCGATAGCGGGCTACATTGTCCCTGCCAGCCAAAGCTGCTATGGCGTCTTTAATGGCATTCTCTTGTCCTTCGTTGGCTGGCGTAATCGAAGTAAGCTGAACAAGTTTTTCTGCCGAGATAAGTTTGAAGCTGGGGCTTCCTGCTCCGTTGATAAGGTTGCTTCGGATGCTTGTGATGTTTTTAAAGGCAGCAGCCTCCTTCGGCGTTCCAAGTTCCTCCAGAATTTCATAGAATTTTTTGACATACTGATATCCTTCATCATTTCGTGTGGATGAAACAAAACGCCTATATAGCTCTCGGAAATACAGAGTTTCGCATTCGTTGAATCTGCGAATTTGCGTTCCACTTAGTTTTGCAGACTCTGCCGCGTCCAGTTCAGCCTCTCCTTTGGTTCTTTGACCACCTTTGGCTGTTGGCGCATTGATTCGATATTGACCCAACCCGCGATAAAGGTCTCCCATGTAAAGTTGCATGAACGCCATTCCTTCTTGAACTGGCAAAACAAATCTATTTTGCGTAAACTTGGCCCCGTCTGGCATAACGCTAATCGGTAGCCATTCCATTTGTTTGAGCATCTTTGTTGAGTCTGGCGATCCACCATCTAGCAGAAGCATAGAGTTCATGCGGACTGCATCAACAAGGCTGTTCATCGTGAAGTCATATTGACGGCATGCTACGAAACACGCTTCCGCTTGCGATTTGATGTCATGGAACAATCCACTGCCAACGGAGTCCGTGACCATGTATAGGATTTGTTCCCAAGAATCGAAAAGGGAAACATTAAACTGGAGAAAGCCGTGCTGGTCTCTAACTGCGGCTTCGCTGATTTTTTCTTTGCTTTTGTTAAAGCTGTTGATGTATTGGCTGATCGGATTGTAGTCTTGGAGGATAACCGCCTTGCTGATTGTGCCGTCGAATTCCCTCCAGTATATTTCGTAGAGGTCGATGGTTTGGTTGACCGAGATCGACCAGTTGTAACCACTTTCCGAGAGCGTTCGGTAGAACTCTTCTCGCGTTTTGTTTTCGTCGCTGAATGCTTTGTGGAACCTGATCGCGTCAATGACAGCATCGACATTCCACCCAAGGTCTTCGGCGGCAGATCGGTTTTGGATGACCTTGTAGAGTTGGTATGGTGTAAGTCGAACTCGCCGCACAAATTCTTCCAAATTCGATAAATCCACCTTGATGTCGTCTGGAAAAAGAAGGTCTGATAGAGGAACCGCTTCAGGTATCCATCCAAGCGGAGAATGCCACATGCCGATACCTTTTCCGTAGAGCAGCATGCTTTCGAGGTCTTGCTCTTTGTTATAGAGATAGCCCGACCATTCGCGGATGGCTTGGTCGAATGCTTTTGTGATGTTTTCCGAGTGGACGAGTTTTTCTTTTTCATTTCCAAATTTAGTATCGATTTGGGCGCAGGCTTGACGCTCTGTAATCACATCGTAGTAACTCGATTTTTGGTTATTTACGATGAATTCCATCTGGCCCCAGTTCACATTGCTTTGCCAAGGTAAAGTTTTTTGCGCTAGCTTACTGTAGTCTGTAGGAGGAAACCTTTTGTAGGCTTTGTAAATTCGGATTCGTTTTGATTCACGCCCAGTGTTGTCGCGGGCAAGTTGATCCGCTATACTCCACGCTTGATTCGCAGAGTTAATTCGTGTTGTTGGAACCTCGCCGTTTGGCCCAAGTGTTGCGAGGGAAAATGATTCGTCACCTATTGAAATTGGCATATCGTTAACGATAAATTTAATTGTTAAATAATTTGTTCAACGCCTGTCTGCGTTTGCGACAACTTAAACACCCTTTTGCCTTCTGTTCAAGGTTTGTTTTAAATACCCTGTCTACCACCTTTGCAGCACTGTGAATCGCTGTAGCGACATAGTCACCAGCACCCGTCCAGCACCGATCCGCTGGCTGACGCTCACAAATCTGGTCTTCAATAATCTGTTCTAAGTTTTGTGGAACTTCCTGTCCATTAACTTGCATTGTTTTTCTTGTATTTTCGACCAGCTTGCCAAGTGATTCCCCGTATGTTGTAGATGGATAGCTTTCACCTGAACGCTCAATGTTAAATTTGTAATACCATCCTCCCACTGGGGCGCGTCGAGGTTCTTTAAGTTTCATCTTGCCTTGCGCGTGAAGATAGGTTTCTATCACAGTGTGTCAAGAAAAATTGTTTCTCAAAATAGGAAATACGGGATGATTTTCCCAGAAAATATGAACCCGCTTGAGATTGAGCTTTATTGCTATGCTTTAACTCGCGGAGAGTATGGAAAGACCTTGTGTACCAAAAAGAATATTGATCTTTCTGAGTTTAAACTTTTAAACCCATACGAACACTTTATCCAAGCAGTTCAGTATATGTGGCCCACAGATGTGGTCATCAAGAATCGTGGGTATACAAATACCCAGTTGCTAAGAACCTTGGATGAACTCTGTAACAATGACGATGTGTGTTTGGCGGGTGCCGCATCTATGGGTAAGTCGTTTCCTGTTGGCCTATGGGTTTATCTTGATTGGTGTGCGGCCCCTCATTGTACATCCGCTTGGGTGGCAACCACAACTCTTGGTGCTTCGGAGGATCGTATTTGGGGCATCATCTCAAAACTTTGGAAGTGTGCATCAAATCAAATTGGAAATCTTGTGGATTACAGGCACATGATTGTTTGGGGTGGTGCATCAGGAGATGATGAAAGAGACTATAGAAATGCTATCAAGGCTATTGCCTTTCCACCCGGCTCTGAAGGGAAAAAAGCCATTGATACAACCCGTGGTCGTAAGAATGACAGAGTTAGAGTGGCTTTGGACGAGTTGCCAGAAATGGAGATGGGCGCGATTAACATTAGGCAGAACCTTTCCTCAAACGATGATAAGGTTTTTATCGGTATCGGGAATCCGAGTGCTGGAGATAATCCCCATACTCGTTGGGCAATGCCAAAAGGATGCTCAAACTTTGATTCTGTTAATGCAGACATGGAGAAGTGGGAAACAGAAACCGGAATTTGTTTGTTCTACAATGGGTGTAAATCTCCAAATTTTGACGCGCCACCCAATGAGCCTTCTCCGTTTCCGTTCCTCATGGATCGAAAGAAACAGGCAGACATTCTTAAAATGTCTTACGGAGATGAGAATTCTGTGGACTATATCCGCAACGCTATTGGATGGTGGCCCAAGTCTGGCTTTGCCCAAACGATACTAACCGCTGATGTAATTAGAAATGCTGATACATTGATTGAGCCTGTCTGGGATTCTGGCGGTATGATTCGTGTTGCGGGATTCGATACTGCTTTTACTGCTGGAGGAGATCGATGCGTTCTTACGATCTGCAAACTTGGATACATTCGCGGAACGACACATCGTGTTCTTTATGTTATGAACCAAGAGGTGATTCAAATTTCCGCAGTAGCCGCCGCCGAGTTTGATGTCCAAGTCGCATCCAAGGTTGTCGAGATATGCAGAAGATATGAAGTTCAACCAAGTAAGTTTGGTATGGATGTAAGTGGTGATGGTGGAAGAATTGGTCAGGCGATCATGCGCGAATGGATGCGATTCGATAAGAATGGCGCGGCGATCTCTATGATTAGTTCTATGGGCAAGCCTACTGACAGGATTGCCGCAGATGTGGACAGGCGTCCTTGTAACGAAGTTTATGATCGTCTTGTATCTGAATACTGGTTCAGTTCACATCACGCTTTCCGTAGCAGGGTTCTTTATGGGATTGATCCCTCTGGTGAACTTGGACGGGAATTGTGCCTTCGTAGGTATACTTTAAAAAACAAAAAGATTTCTGTAGAAACAAAAGATGACTACAAAGCTCGGACTGGCTTTTCTCCAGACCTTGCAGATTCATTTCTTTATAGCCTTGAGATGGGCAGACGAAATGGTTTGGTTTTTATCGGCAACGATAAAAAGATTCCTACCGATAGATTTTGGGCAAGACAGGAAAAACAAATTGAACCAGAACCAGAAGAGTATTCTTCAGATTCGTGGGGAGAAGACTTTTAAAGCGCGCCACACAAATTCTCCATTCTTTACTGACCAAGCCACGCCAGCCACCTTAAGTATTCTTCCTCTGAAATTGCTTCAAAATCTGGAGTGATTTCAGAATCTTTCGGTTTCTCAAAATCAACGACTCTGGTTGCCGTTAAGTGGGAGAACTCGTATGTTGCTGAACTATCAGTAGACTCAATAAGCGTTTTCATTATGTGGCGTAGTATGGAATCTTGCGGCTTGTGCCATTGATAGAAACGACGAGGTAGCCAGCGGCCAAAGCGGGCAGTGTTGATCCGCCTGCGGTTGTCGAGGCGGTTGTGGCCGTAGTTGCGCTGCTGACTGTCAAGTCGCCCGCGATGTGGAGGCGACTGGATGGAGTACCCGCTCCTATTCCAACATCCCCGTTGGGCTCAATACGCATGCGTTCAATGTTGTTAGTAAGAAATGTAAACGGATGATTTGTAGTAGTTCTAAGATCGCCAGATGTATTGGCATTAGCGGCAAGCTGAACCTGCACGCCAGATGCGTTGGTTATTTGAATGGCCCTATAATCACCAGCCGTTCCGGTTGTTGAAATGTTCTGTGACCCAAATGCAGGGTTTACTTTAGTTCCTGCAATTGCTGCTGCTGAATTTATGTCTGCGTTGACAATCGTTCCATTTGCAATTTTGTCAGAAGTAACTGCTCCTGTATCAATAGTCCAAACAGTTCCAGACCCAGATACAGTTATGTCCCCTTTGTTTCCATCAGAAACTTGAGGGCCGGTTGCCCCTGTTGCTCCTGTAAATCCAGTTGCTCCAGAAGTACCAGTTGCGCCTTCCGCGCCAGTTGCTCCAACTCCTGTTGCACCCTGCAAGCCAGTCGCTCCAATCGCACCAATACCAGTCGCCCCAATATCTCCTTGCACTCCCGTTGCGCCAATATCTCCTGCGACACCTGTTGCGCCAATATCACCCGCAATGCCCGTGGCACCCTGCAAGCCAGTCGCTCCTATTTGTCCTTCTGCACCAGTCGCGCCTGTCGCACCCACGCCTCCCTCAATTCCAGTTGCGCCCGTTGCTCCTACATTGCCTTGCAAACCTGTAGCACCAACATCGCCTTGCGGTCCAGTCGCACCAATGCCAGTCGCGCCTGTAAATCCTGTGGCTCCAACTCCTGTTGCACCCTGCAAGCCAGTCGATCCAGTTGCTCCAGAAGTACCAGTCGCCCCTGTAAATCCTGTGGCTCCAATGTCGCCAGTCGGTCCCGTGGAGCCTGTGAATCCAGTTACTCCAGTTGCTCCCGTTGCCCCAACACCCGTGGCTCCAGTTAACCCTGCTGGGCCTTGCGCTCCTGCAATATTAACAGCCCAAGAGGAATATGTTCCAGATCCAGTTATAGCAACAATGTTTGCAATTAATGCACCAGTAGAAGGATTATAGGAAAGCACATTGCCTTCCATCTTTTGCGTATCGGTATTTGCAACAATTACTGGTTGACCAATTGTATAAGAAAGACCTGTTCCAATAGTAATATTCAGCGTTCCCGTGGCAATCGTTCTACTGTCCGATGAGGTGGTCGCATATTTGTCTCCAGCAAGACCACTTGCTCCTGTTGCTCCTATACCTGTTGCACCTTGTAACCCTTGAATGCCCGTTGCTCCTTGCGCTCCAGTTGCTCCGGTTGGACCTTCTACTCCGGTTGCACCCGTGCTACCACTTCCTGTTGCACCAGTTGGACCCTCAATACCAGTTGCACCAGTTGGACCTTCTACGCCTGTTGCACCAGTTGATCCTTGCGCTCCAGTTGCTCCAGCAGTACCAGTTGCTCCAGCAGTACCAGTCGCTCCAGCAGTACCAGTCGCTCCAGTGCCTGTCGCCCCTTGGAATCCTGTTGCTCCTTGGCTTCCTGTGGCACCTGTCGCTCCAATGTTCCCAGCAGGCCCAGTTGATCCAGTAGGCCCAGTTGACCCAGTTGACCCAGTTGACCCAACCAATCCTGTTGCCCCTGTTGCTCCCGCTCCTGTTGCCCCTTGGTTGCCTTGGATTCCCGCGGCACCTGTAGCCCCTGTAAAACCTGTCGCGCCAGTGGCTCCTTGAACTCCAGAAGCACCAGTAATACCTGTAGCTCCAGTTGAGCCTGTAAAGCCAGTTGAACCTGAAGCACCTTGAATACCTGTAGCACCAGTAATACCTGTAGCTCCAGTTGAGCCTGTGAAGCCAGTTGAACCTGAAGCACCTTGAATACCTGTAGCACCGGTGGCTCCTCGAAAACCAGTTGCGCCTATATTTCCTGTAGCACCTTGGATTCCTGTTGCGCCTTGTAACCCTTGAATTCCTGTTGCTCCTGTAAATCCAGTTGCTCCACTTGGCCCTACTGGTGCAGCTATCCATGCAGAACCATTCCAGATATATATAATGTTGTTATTTGTATTAAAATAAAAAGCCCCAACTTTATCAGTTGTTGGTGCGCTTGGAAATGCTCCAAGATAAATAGATTGAAACTCTGCTAGAGTGTTTTCTGCTTCTTGTGTACACTCACAAGATTTTGCCGCATAAGCCGCAGCCCTACTGACTGCGCTTTTATAGTTTTGATCGGGCGGGTCGCATGAAGCCATATTGCAGAGTAGGTACTACTCTACAAAAGAATGTCAAGACAAATTATCGTTGACGATAAATCATTCCAATTGCCCCTGTAGTTCCATGATGCTTGCCAATTCTTCACTGATTGTAATCTGGCATGACTTCCACCCACTGGGTGCTTGAGGCCCAATAACAATTTTATTCAGTTCTGATTTATTTATCCAGCAGTCTATTTTGTTTGAATTTTGTCGGAATCTTATTTTTGTTGGCTTTTCTTCCATTAACATTCCAACACAAGAAATCAGTGGTTTAAACATATTTATAAATTAGATACCCTTTTTCTTTTGCCCAAGCTGGATTGTCGTGGATTTTGGTGTGACAAGTTCTGCATACCGCCATGAAAGTGGATGATACTGATAGGTTCTTTCCTCTTTTACTTTTGTGATGTATGTCCGTGGCTTGCCCACCGCATACCTCGCATTTGCCTTGGACTTTTTCGAGGTATTCTTTTCTGACTTCACTATATTCTTTGTTCTTGATCCTACGAGAATCTGATACTGCCTTTAACTTGCCTCCGCGCTTTTTGAATCCGCTTTTTGCTTTGAGTGGGGTTTTTCTTCTGAGCATAATTCAACGATTTTTATTACATGATCTATCTTCAAAACGCTTCTGCATGAGGTTTCTACTTGATGAATTAAACTTCCAGTAACTCCAATTTTTTCTCCAAGTTGTCGCACGCTTAATCCAAGCCGTGATCTTGTGTCGCGGAGTGACATTCCAAACATACGCCTTGCGTTATTCTTAATAGCCTTGCTCTGCTCTATGGACGAGTTATAGTTTTCGTATGCCAATTCCAGCGGGTGCTTCATTTTTTTGAAAGTTTACACAAGGGTATTGACAAGTCAAGTTTTTTTGATAGAATAGATTCTCCTATGAATAACACAAATAACAATAATGAATTAGACATAATGGCATATAAGTTTTTAGACTTTGCGAAAAAGTCTGTGCTTGTAACCAATATGGCTCTTTCAGAGTCTATGAACCAAGGCATATTTGCCACATACGAGGCGTTTAAAGATAATGGTGGATACCTTGTAATGGGTGTTCGCCCAAACTCAACTGCAATAATTGCAGCATATGCTGGCGCAAGAATCTTATGGTCTGAAATCTTATTTGAACGGGGTGATGAAATGAAAATTCACCAGAGAATCAATGCCATAAACTGCGAAGATGATGATAGGAATAATCAACTGTGGTCTGATCTTGTTGACCAAATAGAAGAGTGGACAAAATGCGAACGAGAAGAAATCGAAATTGTTTCCTCTATCGTTAACGATAAATAATTTTATGAGATACCATATTCTTGGATTGCCACACACAGTAACTAGTAAAGATTTTAGTGCCTGTGCTTACACGCAGAAGGTTGTCAAATTTGGTAAAATGATGACGGAACTTGGGCATGAAGTATTACATTATGGACATGAAGACTCTGATTTACAATGCACAGAACACATTACAGTTCTCACAAACGCTGACTTCATGGAATCCTATGGGTCACACGACTGGCGCAAAACCTTCTTTAAGTTCGATACCTCCGACTTGGCATATCGCAAGTTTTACGACAACGCTATCCGCGAGGTTGGCAAGCGGAAACGGCAGCACGACTTTATCCTGCCATTTTGGGGTGCGGGAGTTCGTCCCGTCTGCGATGCCCATCCAGACATAATTTGTGTAGAGCCGGGTATTGGATACGCTGGCGGTCATTGGGCGCGATGGAAGGTCTTTGAAAGCTATGCCATATACCATGCCTACTGCGGATTGGGAAATGTCGGCACTTGTAGGCAAGATTGGTACGAGGTTGTGATACCAAATTATTTTGATACACAAGATTTTGATTATCGAGACAACGACGAAAAAGAAGACTATTTTTTATACCTTGGGCGAGTTTACAGCGGGAAAGGTGTAGAGGTAGCAATTCAAGCAACTCAACGAGCAGGCGTTAAACTTGTAATCGCAGGACAAAAAGAAGAAGGATATAAGTTGCCATCTCATGTCGAGTATGTCGGATATGCTGATACAGCAAAACGAAAAGAACTAATGAGCAAGGCGCGAGGAAGCATTCTTGCTTCCATGTATGTAGAGCCATTCGGTGGTGTTCAAATAGAAAATCTTCTTTCTGGAACTCCTACGCTTACGACAGACTGGGGTTCTTTTTCGGAAAACAATCTTCATGGATATACTGGTTATCGTTGCCGAACGATGGGCGATTTTGTTACAGGAATCGAACGAATAATGGAAGGTGCTATTCGCAGTTGGGATTGCCGAACTTGGGGAGAAAACTTTAGTTTAACAAACATTGCGCCAATGTATGAAAAGTATTTCCGCGATGTTCTTGCGGTTTACACAGGCGAAGGGTGGTATAGCCCATCCAACGGAATTGATGCGATGTTCAGGAGGTACCCATGAGATTCGATTGGGTTGACATTGGCACCAGCGACTTCGATCTGGGCTATGGGTCAGTTGGGGTTCAGCCGAATCACTTGCTGGTTGAGCCTGTGAAGTACTATCTGGATCGCATTCCTGCGGCGGATGGTGTGGTGAAGGTCAACGCTGCGGTTTCGGATCGCGATGGTGATGTGGATGTGTATTACTTGAGCGAGCAGACAATCGCGCAGCGGGGCTTGCCGTTCTGGGTGAGGGGATGCAACCGCATTGGCACTCCGCACCCGACCTTGGTGCATTTGCTGGATGGTCAGGATGCGTGGAGTATTGATCGCGTCAGGACAATAACATTTGCTACTTTAGTTAAGGACTTGGGCATTGAGTCCATTGGCAGTCTGAAGATCGACACAGAGGGCCATGATGATGTTGTTTTGAATGGCGTTGCTGATTGCATCGACGCGGGCTTGTCGGTAGATCGTATCATGTGCGAGTGGGTGCCTGCGTTTGGGAACACAGAGCGACTTGGGCAGTTATGCTTGCGGCTCTGGAACTATTTTCCAAAGCATGAATTGAGGGGAGAGGACATCTATTTAACAAAATGAAAAAAATAATATTCTTCACGCAAAATCGTTGGGCATTTGGTTCTATTCATCATGCATTGGCGAAAGAACTTTGGAAACATAGGATATACGCGAATCTGCTAGACTGGACAGTAGGATACACAAAAGAAGAGTTCGCATTGTTTCGTGATACTTACGATTTATTCGTAACAATGCCTGATGCGGTTTTAACTCTACACAGAGAGTTCGATGTACCGCTTAACCGGATTGTGGCAGTTGCGCATGGACAATGGGACATTCTATTGGCACGGGAACAAGGTGGAATCGATTTTTACCAGCACTTGGCAGGCTTTGGGGTGATTTCAAATACTCTTTATCAGAAATGCAAAGAGTGGAATCTGCCAGTTATGCCGAAAATTGTTCCTCTTGGAATTCATGTCAATATGTATGCTTGCGATCCTGCAAAAGAATTAAATGTGATTGGGTATGGAGGCGCAAACGCTACCAAGAATTGGTTTGGAGAAGAAATTAAAAGGCCGCACCTTGTCGAAAAGGTTCTCGAAAATATGGATTTGAAATTGCAGAGACACAATTTCTACAACCATTTAGCAATGCCTGCATATTACAGGAAAGTAGATTGTATTCTCCAAACATCTACAGAAGAGGCGGGTGGGCTTCCAATGATGGAATGCGCGGCAAGCGGCAGGCTTCCAATAGGTACGCCTGTTGGATATCTTCCAGATAATGCCCCACAAGGGGGGTTAATTGCACCAATTGAAGAGGCTCAGTTCATTGAAAAAACGAGAGAATATTTTAGTTTTTACAAAGCAAGTCCAAAAAAATTCCGCGACAAGTGCATGGAGGTTCAGGAATATGCGTACAAAAACTACGACTGGAGTTTAAAGATCGAAAAATGGATGGAGCTATTTGCATGAAGAAAATAAAAGAATACCCCTATTGGGCTTGCGAACCATGTGGACAAAAACATGGACAAAAACAGAAAGAAGTTTCCTGCTGGCATTACGGAAAATGCGATGTATGTGGGAAAAGCACCAATGTAACTCAACCCAGAGATTTCGGACATTTTAAGGATTGGTTTAAATGAGTAATTCAATTTTGAACCTCTTGACAATTCCAATTATTCTGGTATAGTTGTCCTTGTACAAGAAATTGTGCCTCGGTGTGGAAGCCGAGTAAAAAGAAGATTAAATAGAAACCAATAAATCACCCCTCTGCTTCAGAGCCTTCCATCCGACATTCAATCGGTCTTCTTTCTGCGGCAGGGGGGTGGCCTTTATAAAAATGACAGAAACAAACGATAAGGTCTTTCGTGGAGTCTGGATTCCCGTAGAAGTTTGGGAAGCCCATTCTCTTTCGTGGATGGAGAAATGCCTATGGGCCGAAATCAGTTCTCTTGGAACAGAGGAAAAGCCGTGCTTCGCAAGCAACGCCTATCTCGCTAAAATATTCAATAGCACAGAGTCGAGCATTTCAAATATGATTTCAAAACTGAAGTCACTTGGAATGATACGGCATCTTTCTTATGACGGAAGAAACCGCAAAATCATTGCCATACTTCCAAGTGTCACTTCACCTACAGGTGAAGTCAGACTTCACTCACAGGTGAAGTCAGACTCAACCGCTGGGTGCAGCATAGATACTAAGAGAGTTTCTAAAAGAGGAAGACCCCCTATAATCCCCACAAAGCCATCTGATGTTCCAGACGAAATTTGGCAGGCTTGGTGCGATCACCGAAAAGCAAAGAACGCCCGTGTAACAGACAGCATAATCGAAATACTTCGCAGGGAGGCTGACAGGGCGGGATGGTCTCTAACCTCCGCTATGGAAGAATGCATCCTGCGAAACTGGCAGGGATTCAAAGCAGAATGGCTTACAAAGTCTCACAAAACATCACAATCAAACCTACTATAACCCATGAAAAAAATACCCATCCGAAACAACAGCGAACAGGCAGCACTCAGTCTTCTTGTTCAAGACCCAGACATCTTGGCGAAACAGCACTGGGAGGCCGATCTTTTCGCCATAAAGACCCATCAGTTGATTTTTGAGGCAATCAAGGGATTCCATAGCCGAAACGGCATCTGCGACGAATTTACGGCAATTTCGGAGCTTGAGAACATGGGAGAACTCGAAAGAATCGGTGGCAGCAATGTTGTCCTTGATATCCTCAAGTGTATGAACATCCCAGCGGGCAGGGTGGCCCAAGATATCGCCAACGACTTCAGAAAGGAATTGTGGGAGGCGAAAGGCTATCGTGACCTCATTAAGCAGATGGAGGACATAGAACCGGACATTAGGCGCGGGCAGGCCGATCTATCAAAATTATCGGTAACGATAGACTCTGTCACAAGGTTTGATTGCAAGCCGAAGCGCACTAAGAAAGAGATGCTCACTCAAATTATTGATGAGATGGAAGGTAAGGCTAAAAAAGAAACCCTTCCTACTGGCCTGCTCAAGCTGGACAGATGCCTACAGGGGGGTGTCCATAGGGGGGAGATGATGACTGTTGCTGCTGAAACTGGGGGAGGCAAAAGCATCCTATTAGTTCAGGCGGCGGTATCTGCCATACTAGAAAACAAGCCTGTTCTTTTCTTCTCTCTTGAGATGGCAGGAGAGGACATTTATCGAAGAATGGCGGCAAACTTGGCTGGGGTTCCTATCCGAGACATGGAAGAATATAAAGATAAGCATGGTCACGAACTGCCCAAGATTAGCGAATCATTCGCAAGACTTCACTCTCTTCCAATTGAGGTGATCGACCACATCCATGATATTTCCGACATAGAGTCTGAAATAGCAAGGTTTTCGACGGAAAACAGAGCGGATGTTGTGGCGGTAGACTATCTACAGATCGTCTCAATACCGAATACAGATAACAGGGAGAATGCAATCAGCGAGGCCGCAAGGAGGCTCAAGACTGCCGCCATGAAGCATAAGTTTGCTTTATTCACTGCAAGTCAGTTAAACGACGAAGGTAGGTTGCGGGAATCCAGAGCCATTGGTATGCACTCCGACCAAGTTGTACACATTGAACACGGGAAGGATAAGAGCAGGATAGTCGTAAAGAAGAACCGCAGGGGGCCAAGAAATTATATGATTGAGGTTACAATGAAGGGCGACCTTTCAAAGCTGGAGGAAGTATGGTAGACACAGAACTACAATTCCTAAAGGCAGACAGGCTGCTTGATCGGGCAATTTCAATTATCAAGTCTGGCAAGAACACTCATTTAGCAGAGCCGTATGTGCGACAAGCTAAAGAGATTCGTGACTTATATTTCTCTGAAATAAAAGTATTGACAGACACAGAAGAACCATTCTAACATAATACTATGAACTCCAGAGCCAAGGGCGCAAGAGGTGAGCGACTATGGCGGGATCAACTTCGCGCAGAAGGATTCACTGCCCGAAGGGGGCAACAGTTCTCTGGTAGCCCAGATTCACCAGATGTAATTTGCGAGGAACTTGGGAACCTCCACATGGAAGTAAAGTTTGTGGAGAGTCTAAACCTTGATAAAGCCTGCGAACAGGCAACTAAAGACTCTGGTGGGAAACATTGGATTGTAGCCCACAAGAAAAAAAACAAGAACTGGAAGGTTACCATGTCGGCTGACCTGTTCTTTAAACTACTACGAGATGGAATAGAGAGCATAAACAAATGAAGAAACCAACCACCAAGAAGGGCCAGCAAGCCAAGGTCGCGAAAGTCATGCGCGAATACAAGGCTGGCAAACTCAAAGCAGGCATCAACCCCAAAGGGCCAAAGAAAGCACCAATGGCAAAAAGCCGCCGCCAAGCACTGGCGATTGCTTTAAGTCAGGCTGGAATGTCTAAAAAGAAAAAATAGAATTGCATTAATGTATTTTTATTTTATTAGTTTTGTTTATGAAATCATATAAACCATCTGTAATAAGGGCCGTTAAATCG